TAACAGGAGATTCTGTTCATGTTTCCAGTGTTCTTTTTTCAGACCTTAATACCAATTATGGTGTAGCAGATTCAATTGGTTTGAAGTCAATCCATGATATAAAAGAAGCAGATGGAGTAAGAGCTGGGTTTACAGAAGACGGTTGGATTACTGTTCCCTTAGCGTTTTCTATGTTAAGAGAGCGGATTACTGCTACATTTCCATTGATCGCATGTCGTTCTGGAACTATGCGTATTAGAGTAACTCTCAAGAAATTCAATGAACTTGTTCGTACTTTAAAAGGATCAAGGGCATCTTGTACAGATTCCCCTTTAGCAAAAAACTACCAGGTAATTGATACTTCTCTCACAATTAATAAGGTAAAGACAATCGCTATATCAGAAGATGAACCTATGATGAAAAATATACAGCTTCTTTCACAAGGTGTCTTTGTAGATGGAGAATATCGCGAAATGCTTCTAAGACAACCATTTGAGAGACCCTTTCGTGAAATTCAGCAATTTGATTTTACAGAACCCTTAAAATACGTTATTAATAAATCTGGAAATGATCTAATAACAGTACAGCTCCCCTTAGAGGCAAATCAGCCAGTAGAGGAGATCGTTTGGATTCTAAGAAGAAAGGCTGCGATTACCTTGAATAATGATTGGACGAATTACAGCGCTACATTAGAAAAAGATTACGATCCCACATTTGCACCTCTTCAACCTCTTTTAGTTTCTGCTAAGATTCAAGCGAATGGTCAGGATATAATATCTCAAGATGAAAAATGGTTTCGTTCGCATATTTCTAGAGCGCATAGAAGTGGAAAAACAGCATATGATGCCTTTATTTATGGTTATTCATTTGCAAGACACCCTGGTCAGCATGACCCTACGGGTTCTATGAACGCAAGTCGTCTAAGTTCATTGCGTCTCACTCTTAATGTGAAGCCACCAGGTGGTTCAGATGATACTGAATGGGAAGTCCGTGTGTTCGTCTATGCCTTCCAGTGGGTTCGCTTTGGAAACGGCATCTGTAACAAGGTCTTCATAGATTAAGCAAATAGCTCCTTCATCCTGATCTTCAAGTCGTCAAGGTGTCGCTCATAGACAAATGAGTCATTGAAGTAATAGCGAGAAGTCTTATCACGAAGCTCAAGTAGTCTACTATAATCTGAAAACTCATGTGTAGCCTGCTCTAGGTTAATCAGTGGAAGCCTCATCTTGTTTCTAAGAATAGAACAAGCGTTCTCCTTTTCATGGCCACTCCAGATCTTGGGAGGAGAATAGGATGCACTGAAATAGTCGTCCAGTTGCTTATCTAGATGCTTTGAAACTAATTCGGCTGCGCGCTTCTTAAGCAAAAGCATCACATCCTCACGTACACCTGGTTGAGACTCAAACTCATAGATAAGATCTCCAAGCTCCTCAACTGACTTAGTTCTAATCCACTGGGGGTACTTACTCATTCTTTTGGAATACCTTAGATATTAGTATACCGTTTGTCAATTTTATTTTCAAAAATTGACAAGTCGTATTACATTAGGCATACACTACAATGGACGATTGTTCTATATGTTTTAAGCCGAAAAATGTGTGGAATGATTCTGTAAATCTTGTTTGCGGTCACGAATTCTGTGTACCGTGTATATTCGTCTGGTCAAGGAATAATAATAGCTGTCCTCTTTGCCGTTCACTTATTATTCACCATGATAACATATCATTAGATCAGGAAATTAATAAAGAATTAGTTAGAGAATATCTTGATAATAAATTCAGTGAACTCTATGACAGCCTTGAGTGTACTAGCAATCATCCAATTTACCTCTTTGATATAGCATGTGACAATGTCCTTGAATTCTTTCAGGGAGAGGGTAGTAATAAAACTTTTACCCTCGCGCGACTTCTTTATGAAATTTCTGGGTGGAAGGAAAATGAAGATGATGATGGAAGGAGTGATGGGGAATATGCAACTACACTAGGCTTAATGATATCAGAAATTAGAGAAAATTCTAATCAGATTATACAACAATGTGTTTAACTTTTAAAAATTGACAAGCCCTATAAGCCTAAGCACGTACTACAATGCCTTCTATTGATGAGTTTACACCCGAATTCTTTGACGAGTGTTCTGACGCCTGGATGAAGAATAAGATGCGAAAGGGTGCTTCTATGGCTTATGTTTGCTTAGCGATCACGAAAGATGGTACCCAGTGTACTAGAAGTTCTGTGATCAAGGACGCTCTTTCAGAACATCTTTGTAAACAGCACGCAAAATATCATATAAACAAAATGGGCAAAGATGAATAGATGGTAGCCAGTCTACTCAAGATTATTTCAACAGGAATGCAAGACGAAAGGCTACAACCTCCTAAGGGACAGCCTAGTATTGGGTCCCTGCTCTGCGTCTTTGTAAAGGCAGGGCGTTATGGAACAAACTGGGTAAGAATAGACTTTGATACAAAACCTGATTTCGGAAAAATAGCTATAGCAAGACTTCCAGTACATGGAGAATTAATCTCCAGGGTTTTTTTGGTTGTTCAGATGCCAGATATTAAGACGCCCCAGGTTTTAGCACAGACAACCAAGGTAAACGGTCAACCAGTTGAATTCGTTGGTCCCCATTTTGGGTGGACTAATTCTCTAGGGCATAACTTGATAAATCAAGTTCAACTTCACATAGGAGGAGTGTGATCCGACACAATCCCAGGTCAACTTATGGAAATACTAGACGAATTTCAGACACCCCTAGAAAAGACAGTAGAATCAAGTAGGCAAATTTTGAGAAAGGATAATGGCTTTACAGATACTTCCTTCGGTACAACTACTACTTCCGAGCAGGTGGTAGTGAATTTACCATTCTGGTTTAGTCGAGGCGACCCTGGCTGTGTTTTACCTATAGATGCTCTTAATGTAGACGAAGTTCGTATTACTCTTAATTTCAATGCCATTAATGGACTCTTCTATAGTCAGTCTAGACAAACAGATTCAGATGGAAATGTCGTCTTAACAAATGCGCAAGGTGGGTCTTTATGGCCTATGGTAGGTTCTTCTTTTTATTACGCAGATCCCAATGGCTCAGTAGTACCAGGATTAGAACCAGTTAGGGCGCCAGGTAAAACCGTTTCTCCGTATCCTCTTAATATTAAAATGCCTACACAATATTCAATGGTAGATGCTTATCTCATGGTAGAATACGTATACTTAGATAAACCAGAGGCAAATAGATTCCGTATCGCAGATATTCAAGTACCTGTTGTTCAACATTATAACATTGATCCAGTTGATACCCAGAATAATACTCATTCTAGAATACGACTTGTTGTACCTAATCCCACGAGAGACATCTTCTTTTATTGTCAGAAGTATGAAGGACCTGGTTTCAATGCACCCTTTTTAGCTACGAGGGATCTTACGCATGGTAATATACAAGCACCGTGGTGGCCAGATGCTAGTGGTCTGGATGAACGTTTACCTGGTAGTCTAAAACCTGCTTTTTCTACTAGAAATTCGGAACCTATACGTTGGCTTGCTCTAAGCTACGAGGAAACTTTAACGCGATATAGTACGGAGAATGTAGCACTATTCCGGTCTTTCATACCATCTATAGAACAAAGAAAGGCACCGTGGTTCAATAGATATTTCTATAATATACCCTTTGGTCTTCAAAATGGGTTTACGCCTTTTTCAATGCCCCTTGGGCAGGCGAACCTTGACAAGATACAGAAACTTCAACTTGCTCTTGGATTCCATGGAAAGACTGGAATAATTACAGACGACTTAGTTGACCGATATGTCGTCCGAGTTTATGCAGAAACATATAATATTCTGCGTATTTATGGCGGTAGAGCTGGAATGATGTTTGCCTATTAAATTGTTTATCTAGGATAGATGAATACTTCCTTTGCAGGAAATCAAGTTGGTAGTATGATAACTTTAGACATAACAGGAAGCTATCCTACTGGCATATTAGCACCTCTTGGGCCTTACTATAATGATCCTCAATTATTAATATCTGCTCAACTACGCTATACTGCGAATCAGGCAGATATTACAACTGAAATGGATGCGGCAGTTAAAAATACCCTTCTATCTATTGAAAAAACTGGCGTACTTGCTCCAACTTCTCTTGAGTCTCAAAAGGCAGCTAGCGTTTACATTAACGCAGCCACAGATGTCAATTATTATAACCAGGGCCTTTCAGATAATGCTAATATAGCTTATTATAATGCAAACGCTGTATCTAAGGCATGTAATGATGTATCATACTCAGCCTATTTGACACAAGAGGCTTACCAGGTTTACTTGAATAAGATATCTACTGCTACCACGGTTGTTGCATTGGGTGATACTACACCAAATATAAACAGTATAGATACCGTATCATTAGGTTCGATGTCAACTATTGTTGGGGGTGTTGAAGCTATCGCAGAAAACCAAATAGTCTTAGCATCTAATAATATTCAGGCATATATAACAAATACAAATGGAATACTTAACGACGCATTGACAAAGTCGGCATCTGTTTCTGCGAATTTAACTCTTACTGCTGCCTTTAATACAGTTGTAAGGGCGGTTATGAAGTCTGTAGCAGACCCTCTAAAAGATATATCTGGAAAAGAAAGCCTCGTCACACAATATGTTCCAAGCGTACCCGTTAATAACGCAATTAACATTACTATGACAGCCATTGCCGCGGTAAATGCATTCATTGCCACTCTCAATGCTGGTTTGCAAATATCCCCAGATATTATAAATAGAGTGAATGATGCTGATATATTAGCATCTACTTTAGATTCAGCTGCGAGGCCACTTGATATTCAAATGGATCTAAAAGATGCCGTTAAAAATAGAATGTTTCTAACAACCTCTACTATGCTTAGTTATGGTCAGGCAATATCACTCCCAGGCGAGTACCCGTATAATCCCACATATGTATCTAAGCCATATATAGAATCAGCTTCTAAAGCGAAGAAGATAGCTTTAGATTCAGATTTATCTGCGGTTAATGCTAGGAATGTTTCTAATGCCCTTATTGCATTAAAGGATGCATTTGAGGATACAATAACACCTGAAGAAAGTATTTATTATACTTCTGTTAATTCATCTTATTTATTGAATAATCTTATTGGAACTATAACTAAACTTACATCAAATTCTTCTGCTCATGCGGCAGTTGCTATTACTAGAAGGGTATCGAATACAGTACTTGGAGAATTGAATTTAATGACAGAAAAGGAAGCTAAATCAATAGAGGCTGCGAATGATGCTAAGGCAGTTACCGATGCCTTACAATTTGCTTCTACACAGGCTCCTGATTTAGTGAATGCGAATTTTCCTACTCTTAAAAATTACATGTGGGCAATTAACGCAGCTAAGGGTAAGGCAGAAGAACTTACTGAAAAGTTAAAGAATAATGCTTTTATATTGAATAAGACGGCCCATACCATGGTTACCCCGAATAGAGTTGCTACTCAGACATTAAATGCCTATCAAAGAGGTATAACTAATATAAATACCATATCTAGATTAGATAGAAATTCTAGAAACGTACCCGTTGATCCACCTGCGCCATATTCTTCTTTTAAGGCTGGTATTCGTGCGAAGACCTTTATTCCAGTACGACCCAGCCTAGATGAATTAATATTCAAAAATAGATTAAATCCATTACGACTTGATTCTATAACAAGTACAGACCAGATGAAGGTAAGGGTTGCACAGCAGGTTCAACGCATTAAAGATATAAGTGCCTTTTCTTTCAGACAGCATTAAGTCACCATCAAAAATTGAATACATTTGAGCGCGATAAAATAGCATTCAAATGTCTTCCTATTCTGATACTTCTATCGTTATTAACATGATTCGTGGTGATGACTCAAAGCTTGATGACAAGTTAACCATCCGAAAGAACCTGGAGTATGGTGATTTCGAGTTCACGTACTCAGAGTACAACCATGGTAACCCCAGGGTGGTTCACAGCGTGAGGGGTTTGTACCGCGAGAGGGTTACTAGTTATCTGTATAACCTCTTCAAGAACTTCTCTCTCGATGAGGAGCCTTACATGGATGTACAGTATATCTTGCCTGCAATGCCATCTGTGATTGTTTCTGCCTCTAAGTTCAAGGACGTATATTACCGTGAGCACTTTCTTGACATGCTGGGCAACTCCCTAGACCTTCTTGAGAACACTGAGCTCGTAAGTAAGAAGGCTGCTCGTCGTGTCCAAGAGCATGAGGCATATGACGAGCCTACTCAATTCACAACACCTCCTAGCGTGAGGCAGCACCTGTATTTCGAGGAGGCCGATTATTAATCTTATTCATTAGTATGTAAAATCAGTTTTTTGATAAAATTGATTTTTTCAACTATATTATTTGTGTAACACAAACCCCAATGTCTGCCTTTATTGAACTGAAGCCTATGCGCATGAGTGAGATTCCTGTTTCTGATAAGGTACAGAAGTCTTCTAAATACCTCCCACCTAATCTGAGGGGTTCACACATTCCTCAACAGATTGAGAAGGCAGTTAACATGACTACAGCTGACAGTCAGAGTTTTCCTGAGCTTGGTTTACCCCAGAAGAAATCTGTCGTCTGGGGTAAGCATGTGATTCGTACTACGGTTCCTACTGTTACCCCTGTGCAGCCAGTTGTTGTAAACAAGGATAGTTTGAGTGAGAAGATAAAGGAGAAGATTCGTCAGGAAACATTGGATGAAGTTGAGAGGACTAGGCCTCCAGAGACCGATATCTTGAAGATGACGGAGGGTGAGTTAAGGACTCTTGGGTGGGATATTCTTTCCATTGGAAATATAAGGACTCCTGTGAATGATATCCTTTCTAGAAAATTCTCTTCTAATGCACCACTGGGCTTGAGTTTCTACGACTACGCATACTATCTTGAAGCAAGGCCTGTGTTAAAGGTGACGCGTACTATACTTCCTAATACACCAGTAACGATTGAGGAGGATGAGGAAGAAGAACTAGACGACACCTATGTATTTGACACCCAGAGGAGTCGTCATGAAATATACTAAACTATAACTTCTCAAGCATGTGGGGGTTAAAATGTAAAACGCCAATTGTAAAAAAAAGAAGTCCAATATAAATACAAACTTCTTTTATTTTTGATTCTCCTGCGAAAGCGTCTATTAATATATAGGCAAGCCCCCATATGGCAATCCACCACAGCTGTACAAGTGTCAATAGAAAAAGAACATTCACGGTCTTAAACATACTACCTATGCATAGAAACTATCTGGCATTTTATCAATAATATGATTGATGTTTACAAAACGACAGAAACTATTAAGATCCTTATTTGTCCTAAGAAATTGCATCCGATTAGCACTAATCCACATGGAATCCGCGACCTCCTTAATATCTTCAGGTTCAATCTTCATTCTATCCTTGGTAAAGAAGACGAAATATGTTCCAGTATTGAATCGTATTTCGTCATCTGGTATAATACCTTTCATATCGATACCTGTTTCCTCTCTTAGTTCGCGTACCGATGCCTCTAAAGGTGTCTCTCTAGGAAGACCATGGCCTTTCGGGAAGGACCATTTTCCACTCTGACGACCCTTAATTAGAACAATTTCTTTCATACTATTTATTACTATAGCACCATATACATGTGAATTTATACAATGTGTTCGGGGTACATATGTTTGGAAAGCTTTCGGAAATGTCATATTGTATGACACTTTTGGTTGCCTTTTACACCTTAGCCGGCGGTTTCAATTTTACCGGCGGTTAATTTACAGGCGGTTACTTGCGCATATAGTCATTCTCTATATTAAATTCTTCTAAGGGTTCACTATCACACCCACAGTCATCATTACATTCGCCCATGTGTCTCTTTTCATTTCTCCTATTATTTCTATATTTTCCATCTAATGGATGTAGATTGCTAGGCTCTAGCTTATTAGGCCACTTATAAGATTCAGGATCTTCGTCATTATATTCATCTATATAGCGTTTTCGGTGTTTAGCGTGTCTTTTATAAGAAGATCCACCACGAGTCCACTTCATATCATTAGGCTCTTTATATTTGCTCATATGCATACAATTAGGAGGACCAGAAATACCAGGGTGATTTACAGAACCCTCTTTACTTAGATTATTGGCAGCAGCAGATCCTAATAAACTTCCGAAGCCTGCTCCTAAAAATCCGCCAACCGCAGAAGTTAGAAAGTTATTAGAATCACCCTGGCCTTGTGACGCTGAAGCACCAGGTAGGGGGGAGGCACTCATTATTACATCTGCTGCCTCAGGGTGTTTATCTAGAAGTTCTGCTGCTGAACCAGGAGCAACCTTAACGAGAACTGCACTTACACCTGGATTATGTTTCAATATATAAGATGCCTCTACAGAATATTTTTCTAGAATAAAGGCAATTGCCTCTGGAAATTCCTTAGTTAGTGACACGGCAGTCGCAGGGTAATTCTTCATTAAGTAAAGAATTGTCTGGGGATTAGTATTAATTAGAGTAGCGGCGCCCTTTGGATAGAATCTGAATACATGTGCAACTGCGGCAGGAGAATGTTTTGCGATAGCATTAGCAGCCTCAGGATAGTACTTCATTAGCTTTACAATAGCAGCAGGGTTGGTATTAACAACGGTATTAACTGCACTTGGGTTCCTAACTATAATCTTAGAGGCGGATGATGGGTGGTAAGCGATAATTGATAAAGCTGCGTCATAATTAGAGTTCATTAGTTTACCAGCTGTTTCTGGAAATTTTACAACAAGAGATTGCGCAGCATCGGGATATGATTTTAATAGTCTACCAAATATTTCTTCGTTGTTTTTCGCAACAGCATTGGCGGTAGAAGGATCTGCCTTAAGAATATTAGCACAGGCAGCCGGATATCTTGAAATCATGGCAGCGGCGGCTGTTTGGTGTCCCCTCATAATAGAAGCTGCGGCAGAGGGATGTCTTTTAATAAGAGTTTCTGCGGCCTCTGGATTTGTTTTTACTACATCTGCGACTACGTTGAAATTCCTTCTAAGCATATGCGCAGTTGCTGCCGGGTTCATTCTCATAGCAATAACAGCAGCACTGGGGTTTTCCACAATTAGTTTACCTGCTACGTTAGTATTTACTTGCATAAGTGTTCCAAGTACTTTGGGGTCTGCTCCCTGTGCCTTACCCTTGAGAATATTGTCTACTTCTTTTTTCTGCTTTAATTGTTCTCCTGCCTCGGAGGCGGCCGTAGTAGCAGCTACAGTTACAGCAGCGGCAGTAGCAGCATTATTTACAGCAGCGGCAGTGGCAGCATTCTTTGCAGCATTGGCGACAGTGGCAGCATTCTTTGCAGCAGCCCTGTTTACAGCAGCTGCAGTAGCAGCTTTCCTTGCATCAGTTATTACAGGGTTACTATTAAACCCCTCTGTTTCCAAAAGAAATACACGTACAAGGTATACTGTTACGAAAAAACACAAGATAGTTCCTATTAACATAAGTGTTTGGTTTACCATCCTTATCTATAATAATACCTCTTTTTGATGCCCGAAAAAATTGATCCAACTGTTTTACTGGTTCAAGCTAACCCGAATAATAGCAATGCAACCATCCTCTTGGCCAATACCTGACGATCTTGGGGAGGGGGGTAACTGCGCATTCAAG